GTTCAAGCGGCATGGATGCGATGCAATCCGCCAGCAAGGTGACTGCGGCAAGCACAGCCGAATGAGCGAACGCGGTGGTTTCATTGACCACCTCACCCGAATAGTTGTTGTAGAACGGGCGTGCCGTCACGCCATACGGGTCAATGTTGGATGGAAGTGCGCGTTGCTCGCGTCTGCGAAGGATGCTCATGCACTAATCACGCCCACCGCAATCAGAAGAATGCCCGCGACAATCACCGCGATTGGAACCGAAAACATCCCAATTCCAACCGAAACGCATCCGAAACCGACCACTTCCAGCGCGGTTGTGACCCTATCCCGCGTGAAATGTTTAGAAATGTTTTTCATGTCCACACATTTACCACCATTGGGGCATTGTCAATGATGGCTGTTTGTTTTCGGGTTGCCCTGTCTAGCCCCATAACCATAGCAATACACGCATCAATTTTTCGCTTGCTTTTGCCTTTGCTCAATCGCCATCCGTTGTCGGTTATGCGTTGCGCCGCAGAAACCACATGGTCTGTGAATGTCGGTGAACCATTGTGGGCAATCTTTCCTGCAACGATTAGTTCGTATGCCTGCCCGCAAGCGGGAACCATGCGCTGTCCGTTCTGCGGAAATTCCACCATCGGCAACCCTTCATCCGCGAGCGTTTCCGCCGAACGCTGGAAGTAGGCGGGGTCAAACGCGAATTCGCGCACGGGATACGCCGCGTGCAATTCCCGCAAATGGTGTTCCACTTCCGAAACATCCACGCCTTCATCCTTCGGTTGCCAAATCTTCGCACGAACCACAACCCGTTCATCCTGCGGCTGAGCGATGACAACCGCGATACTGTCATGCTTCAAAGCCATATCTATCCCGACCCACACGGGAACATCGGGCAACAAATCCAAATCAGACCTGCATTGTTCCCACGCCCCGATGGGCAACCAACTTTCTTGCGAACGAACCCATTGGTTGAAACGCCAGCGACGCACGGACATTTCCGAACCTTGAAACGAAGCCTTCACCGCAGTCTGCAAATCTTCTTCGCTCATCAAATCTTCCGCGATGTTCGGGTTCGCTTTGCGCCATTGGCGCGGGTCATCAATCTTGCAATCCGCATCCGCTTCCCACCACCAAAACCCGAACGATGCATCATCCACTTCGCCAGCCGCGACGCTTTTGCCGTATTGATACATCTGACCTGCGAGCGTGTCCAAGTCATAGCCCGCAGTAGTGATGCTCACAATCAAAGGTTCTAAACGGTTTCCCGAACCTTGCACCATCTGTTCAAAAAGGTCGGAAGTTTTCTGCGCCCACAATTCGTCAAACAACACAAGCGACGGGTTCAAACCAGCCTGCCCACGAAAATCCGATGACAACACACGGAACACGGAACCGAAACGCGGCATTTCAATCGCGTCACGCAACACCCGCGCTTCACCCGACAACACAGGCGAAGCCAAGATTTGTTGCTTCGCTTCACCGAAAATAATTCGGGCTTGGTCTTTGTCCGAAGCCACCGCATAGATTTCCGAACCTGCTTCGCCCGCAATCATGGAATACACCGCCAACGCCGAACCCATCAAAGATTTCCCTTGTTTGCGCGGCAACCCGATGAGCGCACGCCGATAACGCAACTTGCCATCCGCCTTTCTGCGTTCCAACAAAGACGAAAGCAACCACTTCTGCCAATCCGTAAATTCCAACGGTTCACCAGCACGAAAACCTTTCAACACCTTGAAATGGTGACGCGCAAACGCAATCAATTCATCCCCGTCGCTTGCGGCATCCACACGCTTCGTAAAATGCGCGGGTTGCCACTTCTTATCGGGAAGCACGCTTGTCCGCGATGCGCTTGTGCAAATCGGTCAAACTGCCGCCGCTTGGCGCACCCGTCACCAGCGATGCGCGGTCTGCTGGACTGAACCCAATCAAAGACAGCAAAGAAACAATCTGCCTTTCCAATTCGCGCAACGCACGCCTGTCGCGCCACGCATCGGGCGATTGTTGCAACTTCACGCGAAGCCGCGTGCGCTCATCGGACAATTCGCAGACCAGCAACACCACTTCCGCATCCATGCTTCGTGAAAGCCAACCAGCACCCGATGACCACACCTGTTCCCACAGCCCGCGCCCCGTCTGCCCCAACGGGCGGTGCGGCTCAGGTATGACCGCAGTAGGAAGCCCCACGATTTCAGCCAATTCCCGTTTCGTGGGCAACTTCTTCTTTGACGGATTGCCCAAACGCAAATGCTGTTCCACAGGCTTCGGTTTCCGACCCGACCCTTTACCACCCATGCTTGTCACATCCTTTGAACATCATGCACCAATTCTACGAAATGGAAAGGTGCGGATATCGGGCGATTGTATTTCAACCGCACCGTTCCCAATCATCTTGCTTCACCGAACGAATATGCTTGCATTCCGCACGCCTGAAAGTATGGTGCGGGCAACTGCACACCCAACCGCGTTCCGTTTGATTGACCGCATAAAACCCTTCGCCCGATGACGAAGGAACGGTGAACGAACGCAACGGTTCTTCCACCACACCCCAATTCCGATTGACAGGCTCAATCCAATCCATCCCCAACGCCGCCGCCACACCGCGTTCCGTGCCATCATCCACCTGCACACCATCACGAAACAAACCGAACTGCGACAACTTCAAACCGCGTTCCTGAGCCTTCCGCCGCATCACGATATTCAGCACCTTGCTTCCCGTGATGTACCACAAGAACGCGCCCCATTGCGCTTCCGTCGCCGCCCACACATCCACATTCAATTCCGACCCATCCGCCATCAGCATTCCGCCCTGCGCGACCTGCTCACCCTGACGATGAAACATCACCCAATCAGGAAGCGCGATGGATTGCAAATCGGCGCACCGAACCACAATGTCCAAATCACCAACCGTCTTGCATTCGCGGCGCAACGAACCGCCGACTTCGCACACCAAACCCTGCGCCGCGAAATGCTGAACCATTTGGTCGGCAATCGGGCGAACCACATTGAACGGGCGACGAACCTTCATCACGCACTCGCCTTCGTGTAATGCTCATGCGCTTCTTGGCATTCGGGACACCAATCGGTGAAACCTGCACCGCGCTTCACCCGTACCCATGCGGCAAGCCGCCGCTTGTTGCTGTCTTGGATTATTCCTGCATTGTACCATTCGCCCGTTTGCGGATTGAAGTGGTCGCAGTAGATGACCCACTTGCCACCGTCGCTTGGCACTTCTGCAATCTGCACATCGCTGACCCGCGTGATGAAAAGCGGTGTTTGTGTTTCGTGTTCGCGTGTCATGTTCCTTATCCCGACACATTCATTATACAGGTTCACCCGACCCGATGCAAATCAAACAACCAAACAACCGTTCGCCCCCGCCCTGCCCCTTGTATCCCCGCACCTTTCCCCTTCCCCCAAAACACCGATTTTCCCCGACTGCCTGCGGCAAGCAGGCACAGGGGGCAACCACCCCCTTACCCCTGTGGAAAAATTGTAGCGGCGGGTCGCTCGCCTGTCGGGGTCGCGGGTTGCGCGGTGTCGCTTGCGGGCTGATGCCCGATGCGTTCAGGATGATGCACCCGTATCCATTCAATCGGGTCGCGGTTTCCCCTGCGACTGTTGCAGGTTCGGTGTGCGGGTAGCAACGGTGAATATTGGTCGCCTGCTATCACATGGTCTGCGGTGAATGGGTCATTGATGCGTGTGCCTTCGCCGCATAGCCAACAATGCGTTGCTTGTTTCACGATTTGTTTTGCTCGCTGTTTGTAGTTGCCGCGACGATGTTCAGGTTTGGGCTTGTTGCGTTTGCGGTTGTGGATGGTTGTGCAGGTCGGGCATCGGGTGTCGGTGCTTAGCGTTCCGCAGTTCAGGCATGGGCGTTGTATCGGCATCACGGTTCGTACTTTACTTGTGCGCCGCATTCGGGGCAGATGATGGTGGCGGGTTCTTGTGGTGGTGGTGTTTGGTCATCCACCATTTGTTGCAAATCGTTTTCGTCAAACAATGTTCCTTCTAGGGATTGTTCGGTGGCGGCTAGTTCTTTCAATAGTTCAAGTAGTGCGGTGTCATCGTATGTGGCTAGGTCGGTGGAACGGTTGTCTGCTATCAGGATGCGTAGTGCGGTGTCATCGTTGCAGTCAAATGGTTTTGCTTCTATCTGTGTCCATCCCAATTGTTTCGCGGCTTTCCATGTGTGGTTGCCTGCGATGATGTGACCTGTTGAAGCCTGATAGATGATGGGTTTGTATTGTCCGAATGTTTGCAGGCTGGTTGCGATTGCGCCGATATCGCCTTGCCGCACATTGCGCGGGTGGGGTTTCAAGGTATTGATATTGATTGCCACCATTCTTCACCCCAAATGTGTGATGGATGTACGCCGATGAGACAGGCTACTTTGTCGGCTTCGTATTGGGGGATGCCGCTATCCATCCAGCGTCGTATGGTGTTGCGGTCACGGTGAAGGATGCGGGCGATTTGGTTGTGTGTCAAATCGTCGCGGAACATTGTTATCAATGGTTGCGCGGGTAGTTTGCGGGTTTTGTGTCTATCGTAGCGGCGTTTCTTTTTCATGGTTTGTTCCTTCTGTGATGATTGTGTATCTTGCCGCCGACAATCCTTGTGGTTTGCCTTCGGGATTTATGTAGCACCATTGGGGCGTGTCGGGGTCGCAATTGCATCCTGTGGTGCGGCGCGGTTCGTGGCGCACGATTTGTTTGCACCATTCGCAGATGATGATGGTGGTGGTCATTGCGGTTCGGTGATTT